AATAGTTACAATGTAAACGATATAAAATTTCTAACGAAGAAATTAGCACAGAATAATCCGTATGGAAAACCTATACTCCAGAATTTAATCTTTGAATTAGACCAATATAGCATAGAGAGGTCAGAGATAGCAGTTGAGTATAGGATAAAAGAAAGTGGAGAACATAAGCAAATCCAGAACGATGACTTTGCCAAAATGTATGAAAGGCTAAAGGTAAAAAGCAAACCACCTAAAAGCCAAAAGGAAAAAGATGCTGATGCTATTGCAAGAAATAACGAGAAGATTGAACAGATGAAAAGGGAGGGCTTGATATGAAAATACTTAATTTATATGCTTGTTTAGGTGGCAACCGATACAAGTGGAACGAAGTCAAAGATGATATTGAAGTAACGGCAGTTGAGTTAGACTCTGAAGCTGTAAGATTATATCAAGAGCGTTTTCCAAACGATAATGTCGTTGTTGCAGATGCACATCAATATTTGCTTGAACACTATAAAGAATTTGATTTTATTTGGAGTAGTCCTCCTTGTCCAACACATAGCAGAGCAAGATATTGGGCAATAGGTGCTAATGGTAAAAGCCCAACATACCCTAATCTTAATTTGTATTCAGAAATACTTTTCTTACAACATCATTTTAAGGGTAAGTATGTAGTTGAAAATGTAATACCTTATTACGAGCCATTAATACAAGCAAAGAAACGAGGTAGGCATTTGTATTGGACTAATTTTAATTTACCAAACAATTTACAAGATAGAAGATTTGGTATAAGCCAAACAAAAAATGAATTAAAAGAACTATCAGAATTTCATAACTTTGATTTTTCAAAATACAAAGGGAATCAAAGTAAAGTAAAAATGGCTCGGAACTTGGTAGATTATGAAGCTGGTAAAACAATATTAGAAACTGCTTTAGGAATTATTAGAAAAGAAAATACTAATCAAATGGAAATGTTTTAAAAGGGTTTGATATGATAAGTGGATTTGATATAGAAACGCAAGAATTAAACGAGTATGAATCACAAGTTTTAATGCCTATTATTATTAAAGGGCTTATAACTAAAGTGGGTAAAGATAAAGCCGTAACAAGTGGTTATATTTGCAGTAAAATAACGGAGGCTGGATTAAAGATAAATCCAGCGAGATTAAGAAAAATTATCCACGAAATAAGAATTACAGGAGCAGTTGCAAATCTTATTGCTACAAACAAAGGATATTATATAAGTAAAGATAAAGAAGAACTTGAAAAATACATAGAAAGTTTGCATCAGCGAGAAAGCAGTATTGCTGCTATTAGGAAAAAATTAATATATCAACTAAATGGAATTTAAATGGGAAATTATGATAGAACTTGAGAATTGCACGATTGATGGCAAAGTTTTAAGTTATGAAATGTCCAGCGACTTTACAAAGTGGTTTTTAGGACATAAATTTAACTTAAACAAAGGGTATCCAAAATATATAATTGTAAATGGTCAAAAAGAAGAGAAAAAGTTTACAAGGGTGGGAATGTCTGGAAATTTTGATTTATACGAGAGTGGAGAATATCAACTAAAAATAAAATATAGAAATTAGTAATATAAAGAATATGAAAATAAAAGAAGAATTTAAAAAGTTAATACCACCATTAACCACCGAAGAATTTAAGCAGTTAGAAGATAATTGTTTAGCAGAAGGAATCAGAGAAAAGATAATTACTTGGAATGGTTTTATTATAGATGGTCATAATAGGTTTGAAATTTCTGAACGATGGAATTTAGACTATCAAACCGAAAGCAAACACTTTGCAAATGAAGAAGCAGTAAAAGAATGGATGATACTTAACCAATTTGGTAGAAGAAACTTAAGTAACTACCAAAGAAGTGTTTTAGCATTAGAACTTGAAGATGTTTTTAGTAAAAAAGCAAAGGAAAGTAAATCAGAAAAAGTTGCACATTTTAGAAATACGGGTGAGGTTTTGGCAACATTGCCAACACTTGATACTCGTAAAGAACTTTCTAATGTTGCACAAGTTGGAGAAAGAACTTTAGCTAAAGTAAAAAAGATACAAGAAAAAGCACCAGAAGAAGTAAAAGCAAAATTAAGAACTGGTGAAGTAAGTATTAACGCTGCTTATAAAGAAATAAAGAAGGAGGAAAAGAAAGAAGAAATACGAGAAGAAAGAAGAATATTAGCAGAAGAAGGAAGCAAAAAAGAAATAGAAATAGATTTTAGGCTGGGTGATTTTGAAGAAGTGTTTGCAGATATTGAAGATGGCAGTATAGATTGTATTATAACTGACCCACCATATCCAAAAGAGTTTATTGAATGTTGGAGTAAATTGTCAAGATTTGCAAAAAGAGTATTAAAACCAAATGGATTTTGTATAGCATATAGTGGACAAATGCACTTGCCAGAAGTAATAAAAAGAATGAATGAACATTTAGATTATTATTGGACTTTTGCAGTATATCACGAAGGTCAAACACAGATAGTAAATGGTGTTAATTTGATATGCAGATGGAAACCTGTTTTAATATTTCAAAATGGGAAGAAAAAATTAAATAACACATTCCAAGATTATTTTATTTCAGAACAAAGAGAAAAACAAGGACACGATTGGCAACAAAGCAAGAGTGGAGTAGGTTATTTAATAGAAATGTTTACAAAGCCAAATGATTTAATATTAGAACCTTTTGCTGGTAGTGGTACAACAATAAAAGCAGCGATTGAAAAAGGTAGAAGAATTAAAGCATCAGAAATTGATGTTAATACATATAATATAGCAAAAAGTTTATTATGACAAGGAAAGAAATTACAGGAATTAGAGATTTAACATTTAGTCGGTGGATTAGAAAAAAATTACCAGATTCATCAACAGGATATAGCGTAAGTGATTTAGATTTTGTTTTATGGAATTGGAAAACCAAAAAAGTAATGATGTTAGAAATTAAAACAAGAAGCGATTTACCAAGAAAGGGTCAAAAATATATGTGGAAAAATATTAATAATTGGATGAGAAAAGGTGTTGATGATGGATGGAAATATTTAGGGTTTAATTTAATAGTGTTTGAAAAAACAGATTTTTTAGATGGCAAGTGCTATTTGAATAATGAAGAAATAACTGAAAAAGAATTAATTAATTTTTTAAGTTTAGAAGATTAACTAAAAATAAAATATAGAAATGGAAAAAATAAGTAATTACAAATACAGGAAAGCGTTAGAGATTGTCAAAGAATATGTCAATCAATTAAACACAGATAATAGTGCAGTATTAGATGATTTAAGGCAAACAAGTTTAAAGTTAGGTCTAACCTTTGAAGAAATAAATAACAGTAGTAGGCAGAGAGTAAATGTGTATAAGAGGGTAATAATGGCTAACTACATAAGTGGTGCTTATCCTAACTTGACTTTGCAAGAGATAGGTAATTTAATGAATAAGAATCACGCAACTATTATTCACTACTTGAGGATATACGATAACTTGTGTTTGTACAAAGATTTTAGACAGATGGATGAGTTGGTAAATGCAGCAGAATAAACAAAGTGGTAATAAATTCGTTATATGAATATGGAAAGTTATAGTTATTTCAATGATTATTTTGAGTTGTCAGAATTTGATAGCCCAGATGAAGTAGGTAGTGGAGTAAATATGGATACGCAATTCTTGGACATGATAAACGATGCGAGGCAATATGCTAATGTGCCGTTTGTCATCACAAGTGGTTACAGAACGAAAGCCTATAACCAAAAATTGAATGCATCAACTACCTCCTCCCACCTAAAAGGATTAGCAGCAGACATCAGTTGTGTGAATAGTGTTGATAGATTGTTAATAATTGCTGGGCTATTGGATGCTGGATTTAGTCGGATCGGAATTGCCAAAGATTTTATTCATGTAGATTGTGATTTAAGTAAGCCATCTTGCCTGTGGTTGTATGAATTATAAGCAGAAATTTTTAAAGCATTATGGCTATGCTGATGGAGAGTATATACCTTGCGTTTGTGGTAAAAATGCAACAGATATACACCATATTGTGTTCAAGTCGCAAGGTGGTTCGGATAATATTGATAACTTAGTCGCATTATGCAGAGAATGTCATATAAAAGTACACGATGATAAGGATAAACAATTTACCAAAAATTTCTTTGAATAAATGGTATGCTGGTACTCATTGGACTGCACGAAAAAAGATTAAAGATGCGTATAAAAAACTGATAAAACACAAGGTAGAGGATGGCGAGTATGATGTGGAGTACACATTTTATTTTAAAAGCAGACCATTGGATGCTACCAACACGATTGCTATGGCTAAAATGATTGAGGACATTATATTTGAAAACGATTCTTATAAGAAAATAAAGAGCGTAACCTTAAAATCAAGAAAAGCCGAGAGTGATTATGTAGATATAGTATGGAGATAACAAACGAAGACAACATGAAAATGATGGCAAGGTATGAAGATAACTACTTCGACCTTGCTATTGTTGACCCACCTTACCAAATAGAGAGGTTTAGTAAAAATATGGATAGTCAAGGCACTTTAGGTAAAAGTATATTTTTAGGTAAAAATAAAATATCTGAATGGGATAAATTACCAAGTAAAGACTATTTTGAAGAATTATTTAGAGTAAGTAAAAATCAAATAATATGGGGTGCTAATCATTTTTGGAAAACTGCTGATTTACCGAATGCAACAAATTTTATTTTTTGGGATAAAAAAATGCCATTTCCTAACTTTAGTAGAGGGGAGTTAGCGTGGACAAGTTTCAAAGGGGTTTGTAAATGCTTTGAATATAACTATTATGGAAATATAGAGGGAAATAAACAAAGCAAAGGAAGATTACACCCAACGCAAAAACCTATTGCTTTATATGAATGGCTTTTAATGAATTACGCTAAAGAGGGAGATAAAATATTAGATACACATTTAGGTAGTGGCTCAATAGCTATCGCTTGTCATAATTTAGGATATGATTTAACTGCTTGTGAATTAGATAAAGAATATTATAATGCAGCAATAAAAAGACTAAAACAACACAAACAACAACTAACACTATGGAAATAGTAAAATATCACAAAGAGTGGATAGTGTTAGCATCAAAGTTAGGTGGTGGAATGTGGGCAGAGGATTTGGTGCAAGATGCTTACATAAAAATATTAGATTATGAGAAGCCTACAAAAGCATTAATGTTCTATACATTAAGGTCGGTAGTGCTAAATAATAATAGAACAAAAAAAGTGGAATATAGTTATGAATGTTTAGACCATTTTCCAGAAGAAGTGGAGAAAACTTTGGATGACTTGTGCCAACAAATAGATGCAGAGTTACAAGAGTGGCATTGGTTTGATAGAAAGTTATTTGAGTTGTATAGGGATAGTGGAATGACTTACCGAGATATAGCGAAAGAAACAACCATTAGTTTAACAAGTATTTGGAAGACATTAAAAATAGGTAAGACAATAATAAAAGATAAATTTAAAGATGAATATTATGGATGAGTTTAAAGGCGATAAGCGAACCAAAGAATACAAAGAATGGAAAGTATCGCAAGGGCTGGGAGATACTATTGAGAAAGTAACCGAAGCCACAGGAATTAAGAAAGCAGTTAAGTGGGCAATGGGTGAAGACTGTGGTTGTGATGAACGCAAGGAGAAACTAAACAAATTGTTTAGGTATAA